AATATAGATTCTTTTTTTATTTGCTTTAATGGCTTGTTATGAACAGGTATAAAGTATTTTGGCTTTTTCTTTTTAACTGGCATGTATCCAAATGTTCTGGATATGATGTCCATTCTCTTTTCGTGTTCTTCTTCATCTGCAGCAAACGCCCCTGGAATGTTATACCCATCCACATTTGATGTTACATTTCCCGGAGCATCGCCCTCTTCATTTATATATTTTTTTACCTGCTTAATATATTCTTTTATATCGTCCATTATCTAACCGCCTGATTACGTAATAATATTATTACATTATTTCCATTTAAAACTTGGTATACAGATAATTCATGAACAACCCCAGTGGTAAGCTTACTAAGATCTATAGTACCACCACCAGATAAGTATGCAGTTCCAATAGAGCCAGAGAGTGGTAATACTCCACCAGCACCATAGTTAGAACCGGTAAAAAAAGCACTTCCAGATACACTTATGCTTTTAAAAAATTTTCCAGGATGCCCCAATCTAGAAAAATCATTATATGTTGTTGTTGTTGGGGTTGGATAATCATATGGTTGTACTGGGGTTGACATTATATAACTCTCCCTAATTCATTTTTAAGTTCTTGTAATTTTAATAATTTTATAACATGATCATCAGTTACTGATTTTATTTCTTTTAAGCTCGTAGTTAATCTTAAAAGTTCATTGAGCTTGATGTTTAAAATATCATCTTTAATTTTAGACTTAGAGTTTACTATGAATTCCTCTATTTTAACTATCTCATTTATAATAAATGTCTTTAAATTATTTGAGTTTGATATGTTAAGTATAAATTCACGCAGTGTTGTCTTTTGGTTTTCCCCCAAAAAGCCATACTTCTCATTAAATTTATTTACCAATATTCTATATGAAAGCAATCTAACATCTTCCGATTCATATTGATAATTGTTTTCTAATATTTCAAACTCAGGTACAGTTGAATTAGGCTTGTTGGTCTTGGTAATATTATCCATCAAAGTACTTTTTGACCTAACAATATCTAGTGGATTATCGTCTGCATCATATTCAAATAGTTTAAATATAGATGCATACATTTTATAATTCGGTATTGAAGTTTTGAAGAATGTGTCTATGTCGAATTCTTCTTTTAATTCTTTGATAAGATTAAATTTTTCTTCTTGTAATTTTTGTTTATTTAAACGCTTTCGTGTTCCAGTCACTGTTTCTATAAGAATAGATGACTTTTGCTCAGAAGTATATTTTTCATTTATAAGTGTTCTATACAAGATATATTCCTTGTATAGCTCTTTATCCTTTGAAAAATATTTCTTCAATAGCGAACTAGCCTTTGAAGTTTTTCCTTCAATAATATCAGCGGTGATTTGACGAGCTAATAACTCAAACAAGATCCCGGTATTTTTAAATTTAGAATGTTTTAATTCTTTCATATTTTAGAATTTATATAGTTTATGTTATATATAAATATGCAGATAATTTTAATTAGTGTGTATTTATTATATTTTTTTCACTCAAAAATGTCTGTTCACTATTATCTAGATTAACGTCTGCATCGTGTGTTTCAATTTCTTCATTTATTAATGACTTTTTGATAATATCATTTGTTTTAAATTTAATATTATTTAAATAAGGTATGTATTTATCAGCCACTGAATTTTCGTTGCTAAATACGGATCCCCTATATGAATGTGATATTTTTTTATCCATTGAAATATCAGACCCTGCTTTCTTTCCAAGTGGATCTCTTCCCAATGGATGTTCATCTGTTTCATATGATGATTTGTATTCCTTTGGTCTTCCAACTTTACCGGGAACTTCCATTGAAGCGATATCGTGTGGAGTGCCAAATGATTCTGCGGTTACGACTGGGTCGTTGCCTTCTGTTTCAATCTGCGCAATTCTGAATTTAAATTTTGCATCTTCTATTATATTATTTATTTCTTCATTCGCTTCATCTTCACTAAGATTGAATATATTCTTATACAAGTTCCATTTTGACAACGCATGGTTTTCTGTAGCCATTGAGAATACTTCTATTTTTTTACTTAAAAGATTAATTTTTTCTTGTTCGTAAATAATAGATGGCGATGTAAGATTTAACGAAAAATCTATAAGATCGGATTGTGTAAATCCCTGTGCATATAGGTGTACTATAGCAATTTTTGTCAGTTCACTTTCAATTATACGCTGTATACGTTCAATCGTTCTTGCAAATCGTATATCTTCTGCTGCAAGTGTTGCCTTGCCTTCAACTGTTTCATCGTAACCTAAGAATGCTTTTGGTATTTTTAAAGCGGCAAATAATTTACTACGCAGATATTCCAAATCATCGATTGCTTGATATTGCAAACCACTTAATGTTGAAATTTCTGTTCCAGTATTTTGTCCACGCACTGGCAAATAAAAATCTTCTAAAATATTCTGCATATTATATCTGAGATTATATTGTCCCGTTCTTTCATCAACAAACGGTGTTTTTTTCATCTCATTCATAACTGACTTCATATATTGATCTACCTCATTTGGTGGGATATTACCAATATCAATTTTAAAGATTCTTTTTTCAGGTGCTCTCATAACTCGATGGATCATCATAGCATCTTCCATCAAAATTATTTGTTTAAAAAGTTTTCTAGCACCCTCCAATATAGATTTTCCATACGGTAAAAAGTTAGTATCTGATAACAGTCTAAAATGCGCTATTTCATAATTTTCAAATTTACCTTTGCCAAGCGGACCCTCATATATAAACTTAGTATCAAATAAGTTTCCAGGATTTACGCCATCTTCCCTTGTCATTTCGTATGCAGACATAGGAAATGCGTTTACAATACCAATCTCTTCTTTTATATCAAGAAACAAGTAAAAATCACCATACTTTACTAAATTTCGTGTCCATGGCCAAATATTATATTCAATATTTAAAATATCATAAAATAAATTTCTTAATATTTTATTTATTGTTTCGTTTTCCGTGTTTATTACTAAAATATCACCCTCTTCATTTTTTGTCGTTGTTTCATCTGCATAGATGTCAAGGGCAGACGATAATATTGCATCTTCATCCATTGCTTCATAATCAGTATACAGGTCAAGACGGGCGGCACTAAATCCATTATATTGGTGATACGGGTTTACGTTTGCACCTTTTGTTCCGTGTAGCCTACCATATCTATCTATAACTTTAGTTTGATAAGGATTACCACTCGATTGATAATGTGATGTATCACTTACTTTTAATCTTCCATTTACATTTTTTAATATAACGGGAGAACTAAATAATTTTTTTAATCTATCAAATATTGACATTTTTCACCTTTATAAAAGCCATGATAAATCTTCGTTTTCTTTATCAGAAACACGCATCTTCCAATAATTATCAGCATTTCCAGCATTTCTATATGCAACAGATGGTTTTTGTATATTATTTAACGCATGTTTAGTCAATTCCATGCCATCCATTTTTAATTTTATAGCAGAATCACGAGTCCATAGTGCTATACCCATTGACATAACAAGGTCATCGTTATATCCTTTTAACGCCTCTGCTCTTGATCCATTCCATATAAATACGAACATTTCTTCTATTAAACGTTTAGATTGTATTACTGGTAAACGTTCTCTGAAATATGTTTCCAGTTTGGATATTATCAACGGACGTATTCTACTACTCATAGTAAATCCAGGTACCATCTGGGATTTATCTTTTAAATCATACCCCTTCATTAATTGCACGTCTGGGTCTATATACCCCTCCTCTTTGTATGAGTAGTACAGATTTCTATAGTTTCTATCGATTGCCTGTTGTATTGCTGCCCACCCTATATTCGCATTTTCTATTACCAACAACGCGTCATTATATTGAGTAGCTAGAGATACCAAAAAATTCCCATATGATTTTGTATCAAGTTTTCCTTTATATTCTGCAACTTGTGTTAGTGTTTCTATATCTAAAACATGACATGCAGAATAATCTTGCCCATCTCCACGGGCAACGTCAGCAACCACAATATACGATTTGGTAAAATCAGGGTATTCCCATATCCATAAATTACTATCTATTCCCTGCTTTTCAATTGGTTCCTTAACGTAAGTTTCATTATACCACTGTATAATAGAACCATCTATGACAGTATGACCAGATGAAATAAAATCGCAATCACATTCTTGGGATGCCATTTTTTCACCAAGTAATTTTGTTTGTTTATCTCTCCATGATTGATCTCTTTCTGGATGCACAGTCCATGGCAATAATATTGGATTAAATCCGTTTTCGCCTGTTTCTGCGCCCACCCATGTTTTATGGAAAAAGTTTCCAGTTCCGTTTGGGGTAGACAAAATGATTGCGCGTCCACCATTAGCAAGAGTTTGCTGTGCAGACGCCCATATTTCGTCTATATAATCAATAAATGCCGCCTCGTCTATAATCAGAAGAGAAAGAGATTCAGATCTACCTGCATCGGCGGCTGCAGAAACAGCTTTAATTTGTGATCCATTTTTAAAACGAAGTGACAATTTATTGTCTTCTATGCATTGATTTTTTAACCACGATGGCAATAGTTCATGCATTGTTCGTACTTTTAAAACAAGATTTTTTGCAACCTCTTGCTTAGTAGCAATTACCAAAACATTTTTATCCGAATTAAAAATCATCATCCATAACGCATAACCAGCAGTTAATGTTGAAATACCCAACTGTCTTGATTTTAAGATTATATTATAATCATTCTCTGCTATTTCTTTTAACGATTGTTCTTGAAATGGATATAAATGAAATAATATTTTACCCCGCTGTGGATGCTGGATTTGGCAGTACTTTTTCATAAAATACACAGGGTCTTTTGCACACTTTGTGTATTCTTCAAGTACTAATTGTTTTATATTTTTTTGTGATGACATTATTTAATCAGTGAAACTATAATTGCCGTAACCAAAACCCCATTTCCAAACCAAAGCCATTTATTATCATACCATTTTGGCTTTACTAAATCAATTGATTTATTTAGTAA